GTCGATAGCGATCGAGCTCAAATAAAAACGGCCCGCGAGCCCCCCTTCTTCTGAGCTCGCGGCCGTCCCTTGTCCGGCTTCCTTACGCGGCGAAAATCCTATCACATCCTGCCCTGATTGACTCCAAAGACTCCGCATGCTATAAAGAGCACGTCCTGGAGTCCTGCGCTTGAGCAAGAAACGAAGAGGCGGAGTCTTCGAACGATCCGGCGTCTGGTGGATCGACTATTACGACGCGGCCGGCCTCCGGCATCGCGAGAAGATCGGCCGGCAAGATGAAGCGCGGATCGCATACGCCAGGCGCTTGCAGGAAGTCGCGGACGGAAGATTCGTCTCGCCTCGCAATCGCGTAGCGACTTTCCGTGAGCTCGCGATCGTCGCGCTAGAGCACAAGAAACTCCATCTCGCTCCGCTCTCTTATGAGACGGATGTCCGGCGCCTGGATACCCTTCTCCCGTTGATCGGCTCGATCCCCGTCGAGCAATTATCCGGAGAGAAGATCGATGAAGTCTTCGCCGGCATGAAGCGCGAAGGCCTTTCCGGATCGACCATAAATCGCTATCGATCGCTTGTCTCCTCCATTTTTTCCTATGCCCTTCGAGTCGGCCGCGTCCGCTCGAATCCCTGCTCCCGAGTGCATCGATACCGCGAGAACGATTCCCGCGTCCGATACCTCCGCGACGAGGAAGAAGAGAAGCTCCGCAAAGAGATCCAGAGGAAATACGCGGATCGCGAGGCGGAGATCGATCTGGCGCTTTATACCGGGATGCGCCGCGGCGAGCAATTCACTCTCAAATGGGAAGATGTCGACCTCGCGGCCGGGATCCTCACGGTCCGCGGCAAGACCGGACGTCGATACATCGTCGTCAATTCCGGCGCTAAGAAGGCGCTCGAGGGACTCCTCGCCGAAGCTACGGCGCGCGGCTCGAAACCGATCTCCTCTGTATACGTTTGTCCGGAGACGAAACGCGACGGTCAACGGGACTGGCGCCGCTGGCTCGAGACGGCCGCCAAGGCCGCCGGCGTCCGTAATTTTCGCTGGCATGATCTTCGCCACACTTTTGCGTCCCGCCTGGTGATGGCCGGCGTCGATCTCCGGAGCGTCCAGGAGCTCCTCGGACACAAGTCGATCTTGATGACCATGAAGTACGCGCATCTCTCGCCGGACCATCGAGCGGCCGCGGCCGAGAAGATCGGAGCGAATAAATGATCCTGCCGTCGATGCTTCCCGATGAGCCTCCCGCTGGATGGAAAAAGAGGATGACCTGCCATTTAAATTTTGGCGGAGGAAAATGCGCCGCGTCGTATGAGGTAAGAAACGGCGCCGACGAGCTGATGCCGATCCGTTGGATATATAACACGCGAGAAGGCATTAGAGGATTCACTCTTCCCGACGTCGACGCAGTAATGACCTGGAAGGAGCTCCGCGAGGCCTGGCCGGCATATCTCGAGCGAATGGCCGCGGCTGAGAGCCAGGCCGGAGGGAAACCATGATTATCAATGGATATCCGGACGAGCTCGACTATGTCAATGCACTGTTGCATGGTCAGGTCCGCGACAAGATCAATAGCTTCCTAGGGACGTTCTGTCTCGCGTGTGTTCGAGCGGACAGCCAGAACTACGAGCTCCTCCGCCCGCTCCTTCTCATTTTCAGGGAGAAGTACCCCGCGGATCCAAAACGTCTCGCGATGGAGCGGATCGACTCCGGACGCGAGCGCGCCGGCGATCGAGAAAGAGTCGCGGAATGATCGACTGGATCCGCCGGCTTTTCCAAATAAAGACGGAGATAGATCCTCCGCCGGCGGATCCAGACTTCGATTGCATCGAGAACCTGGCGAAACCGTGGATCCATCCGTTTATCGTCCATCGCGAGAGATGCCGGCAATGTCAAGGCCTCGATCCTTGTCCGATCGGCCGCGAGCTCCTCAAATGAAAAACGCCTGGTTAATCGAATACCAGACTTGCTCGAAGCCTTGCTGGATCGCGACGCGGATCGAAAACAATTCTTTCGGCGTAACTTACTCGCCAGGAATGGCGCGCCAATTCGATAACGAGGAAGCCGCGAAGACGGAGATCCATGAGCTCAAGCTCTCCCGCGAATGGCAAGCCGTCGAGAGGACGGTGAGCTCTTGAGAGGCCTCCGTACTGGTCGAGCTTGGCGTGCGGAGCTCTGGCTCATCCGCGAGCTTGTCAAGCTAAACCGGCCGAAGAGCGTCATCGACGCGGTCCTCGAGACGGCCAAGGCGCGCCGACTCAAAGAACAAACCGCCGGTCTTGGCCCGGAAGGCGAGCGCGAAATGATCCAGAAGATCATCGACGCGATAAACGACGAGATCGAAGTTTTCCATCATCCGATGAGGGGAGATCTATTCCGCCGGCAAGTGTACGGCTGGACCGCTGGAGGCCAGGTCGCGAGAGACGTGCTCCTGGAAAAATGCTCGCAGACTCAGTTATGTCTCGCGAATCCGAAGCGAGCGAAGCTCGCCGGCTGGATCTGTCCTGTTTGTCACGGAGCCATTTTGACCGGGAAAGAGATCGAGTTTCTCAAACTTCGGCGAGTCGGCCGGCCGCGCGAGCCGGGAGAAGAAGGATGAAGCTCCTCGACTGTCAAGACTGTCGGATGTCATTTCACTGTCATCGCTGTCTTTGCTGCGCTCCGCTCGAGGACGTCCGGAGGCTCGTCCGTCGCGAGCTCGGCCGCCGGCCGCGGATCGAGAAGGCCAGTCTCCGCCGGCGCCGGCGGGAGGCGAGCTAGATGACGCCTTGGAGGAATGCGCTGGCCGTGCTGATGTTCTCGATCTTCTCGCTTATCCTCATCCTCGCCGCGGTACGAATGAGCGCCAGGACGAAAGTCAGGATTAGCGTCGCGCTGCTGATCGTCGGGAGTGCGGCGATCGTCGTCAGTCTGGCGTTTCTCTGGATGGTTAGCCGATGACCGAGAGCTCGAGGAATACGATCAAGTTTGCCGTCCTGATTCTGGCCGGCGCGCTTTTTGCGCTGGCCTATGCTGCGAGCCAGAGAGGTTGGGTAGGATGACTCCCCTCCGACCTGGAGAGCTCTTCCCCGGCGAGGCCTCGGCCGCCTCGCTCGTCAGGGAGCTCGGCCGAAAGTACGGCTATGGCCGTTTGATCCAGATACTCCGCGAGGCTTGGTCCGAAGAGCTTCAAAACAAATGGCACATGGACACATACGGAGCCGCCGTCGGCGCCGGCTTTATTTGCGCCTGGTGCCAGATCGATTCCCGGAATGGAAAGCGAGCCGTCCATCCGAATTCGCCGTCTGCGCCGGCCGTGACCCCGCACACTTGCGGGACGCGCCTCGCCAGGGAAGATCGGCTCGCCGAGTTTCGCCGGCTCGAGAAGATGGGAGTCGAGATCGAGCGGCTCCCGGAAACAGGTTGCCGCGCTTGCAAGGAAGAGATCGAGATTCTGCACGCGGAAAGGAAGCCGGAAGGAGACAAATGAAGCGTGGGGAAGTGCTCATTAGAGCTACTGGCCATCGCCTCCGGACCGGCTCTGGCGAGCGTTCCAGGGGTTGCTCATCGATCGCGAATCGTTAGCCGGCGATAACCCGATGCCGTGGCTGCCATTGCGCCGCGTCAAGCGCGAAAATGGGCAGGCCGCACAGGACACATAGTCCTGTGTTTCCGTTACCTTCCATGGAGTTGTCGTGTTCTAAAGGACTTATTAGGCCGCTAAAAGCTCGCCACTATCAAGTGCCCGGACGGTGCCAGCATTTGTCACGGTTTTGTGTGGAGTTTCTGACACAGTTTCCCGGTCCAGATCGTCCAGGATCTCGGCCAGGTCGCCGGCCGCCAGACGGAGCTCCTCGGTCGCCTGGAACGCCTCCGGCTGCAAGGCGAGCTCCAGCGCCGAGATGCTTACGCGGTCAAGGATAACGCGGAGGCGGAGCCGTAGATCCATGCTCCGATTGTAATGCCGGCCTGTCTTTTTTTAGCCGGCATTCTTTTCTCGAGCGCCTCGCGGGACGGCCGTCCGCTAGGACATCCGCCGGCGAACAGTCAGTAAGATGACGCCGGCGCGTCCTCCGGCCGCCCCGCGAGGCGTTCGAGCTACTTTTCACGTTTTCATAAATTCGTGAAACAGGCCCGGCATCTTGTCCGGCTGCTCCTCGAAGACGCGATCGCAAAACGCGAGGATCCGCTCGAGGCTCTTCTTCTGGCCGTCCCATTCGCCGGCGTAGATCGGCCCGGTGCCCTTCGCTGGCGCATGGAAGCTCACTTGCCCGTTGTGCGGGAGATCGACATACAAGACCCAGGAGGCCTCGCCTCCGATGGGGGTCTTCGGATCCCGTTTCCATCCCCAGACGATCCCGAGCTGCTCGCCGTGGAGCTCCAGGATTGCGCCGAGGTTTTTCATGCTCCAAGACTTCCGCTGATAGGCCATCGACCTGTAGGATCCGATTCCGCGGATCCCGCCGCGATAGAGCTTCGCTCGAGCCGAGCATTTTTGAGCGCGGAAAAGATTCAGCGCTACCAGGCCGAGCTCGCCGCGGCGAGAGAGCTCCGCGTAATATCTTTTCGTGACTTCCGCCTCCGATGTTTGGAAGACGCCGGTCGCGCGCATTGGTAAACTCACGCCGAGGCCGCTTCGCCGGTTTTGTTGACGCGCTCCCTAACTCGGAATCGAAGTATCCAGTCGGCGCCCTGCCGGAGCGAGGCGTAGGCCTTTCTGACCTCCGGCATCGCTTCTTCGCGCTCGGACTTTTCGGCCCAGTCCGCGAGCTCCGCCAGGTCTTCATCCGTAAAGATTCTCATTCTGGTCCTCCGTTCACTTCTTCGAGAGCCGGCCGCCGGCGACGCCGGCGATGAAGGCGAGTCCCGGCTTGATCCATCCATTCCAGGCCTTCGACCATTTCGTTTGGCCGGCCAGGCTCTCGAGCCGGCCCGTGGCTTGATCCATCCGTTCCAGGCCTTCGACCATTTCGTTTGGCCGGCCAGGCTCTCGAGCCGGCCCGTCTCTTTTTTGAGGAGCGCGATCTGCTCGTCCGCGAGCTGGCGATCGTGATCCCGGCCGGCTAGATCCGCTTTGCATCCCGAGAGATTGTTCTCCGCGATCTTACACGCCGCCAGGCGATTGTCGAGCGCCTCGGCGTCGACCGTGACGAGCGGCGCCGGCGCCGGCGCGTCCGGCTTCGCGTCCGGAGGCCTGGCCGGCGTCGTCACGACGGCCGAGGCGCCGGGGATCTCCCGGTTGACGTAGTCCGAGACCTGCGCCGGCGTCTTGATCTTCACGACTTCGGCGAGCGTCGATGCGTTGCGATCGGCCGTTTGCCGGTCGCGATCGGCCTCGGCCGCGGCCTCGATCTTCCTGCCTTCCTGGACTTTGTCATAAGCGGCCTTGGCCGCCTTGATCTCCGCCTCGCCTTTGAGGCGCGCGTCGTGCTCCGAGAGCCAGGAGGCGAAGCCGACGGATCCGATCGCCAGGACGGCGACGGCGATCGCGACATACATTTTTGCGTGGAAGCTCATGGCCGGCGCCATCCGTCGAGAAACTTCTCGGCGAGCCATTTTCTGGTGTTCTCGTCCTTCTCCCTCGCGATCTCCGTCAAAGCGACCGTCAGAGCTCGGAATTCCATCGCCGTATGATCCTCGCGGACTCGTTTCCCCAGGCCGTTGAGATCTTTCCGCAATGCCCTAACTACGACCAAGAGCCCGCCGGCCAAGAAAGCGAGCTTGAAGAGCTCGCCTCCGGAGAGAAACTCGGCTAACACTTCCTCGCCGATCGTTTGTTCATTTCCATCTCAAGCCTCCATTTTTCTTTGAGGAGTGCATGGCGGGTGTCCCGGCGCCAAAGGAGATCGCTCCCCGGTAAACCCGTCTTCTCGAGCATCTCGAGCTGCGCGTCGACGATCTGAGCTTCGATGTACGGCCGGACGGATTCCCGGAACGACCCATAGTCCGGAAGCTGGAAGCGATGCTCCTCGATGATGCTGTCGACGAGCGTCTTGTAGGCCGCGGACGCTATGCGCTCGACCGGCTTCCGCTCTTCCGTCACGTCAAGTAATCCTCCGGTTCTCGATCGCGAGATCGATCTTGACGAATTCGACGATGAGCTGGTGCTCGCGCGTTTTCAGATCGTCCGGCGTCATTCTCTGCGACCTGCGATTTTCGCCGAGCTTGGCGATGGTGAGCTCGCGCTGGACGTCGAGCTCGAGCGCCGCGCTAAACTCCTCGGCGAAGTCCGAAGGCAAGAGCCCTTCCGGACGTTTCGGAAAGAAGCGCCGCATGATGAATCGCGAGGCGGCCGCGATGCGCTCCGTTGGCGTTTTTTCTTCTCGAGCGCGTCCGTCCAATTGGTCCGCCAAGCAGCCCTCAATTCATAATACACACGACGGCATGAGAGGTGCCGGCTGGAGGAGCAGGAGCTGAGAAAGAAATACCTATGCATCCGTAGGGACGCGACCCCCCAAGGTCGACGCCGACGTTATAAGTCCCAGCGACTGCCTCGTTCCGATACTGCATCGGAAAAGTTGTGCCGAAACTGGCAGTCGTCGTCGAGCCGGTATGGGAGCCGCTCGGATAGCCCACCGTGTCCAAGCCGAACCCGATCATCAATTCATCCGCTCCATTCGTTACGACCGGAGAAATGGCGGCCGTCCCGGTCCCATTTACCGCGTTGACGGTGTCGACGACTTCAGTGCTAGGGTTCGGAGGGGTCCAGGAGCAAAGCTGTGACATGTAAAAACTGGTCGGCGAACCTCCGGTATTGTGCATGTTTACGGTGGGTTGCCCGGCCGTCGTCGCGATGGCCCACCATAGACCGAGGTGATACCCATCGCCGCGGTCGAGTCCGCCAGCGACAACTTCATTCCAGACATTCCCTTGGTCGTCCGTAATGTTAAAACTGAGAACGCCTCCGCTCGATAGCTGGAGTGCGAGCAGATCGCCTACGGCAAACGTCCCGCTATTGAAAGCCACGCTTCTGGTGGCGCCAGCCGCAATCGTGGCGGCAAAAGTAAAATCATCCCGCTTGGTGTTCGAGTGGAACGTCCAGGACATTTCGCGCCTCTCTTTCCTTTTTAGAAAGTCCCTCGAATGACGAAGCCGAGTCCGGCCGCCGTGGCGTCCGGAGAAGCCGGAGCGACAATCTTGAAAACCTGGCCGGCCGTCATCGATTGCGCCGCATGGCTGGACGTCTCGACGACTCCCACAGTCGCGCCGGCGCCGGTAAACGTGATCGTCCCGATCTGCGTCGAGTTTTTGAAAATAGCGAAGACTGTCGTCGCCGTGGTTGCGGCCAGTAGGACTGCCTGGCTCGCGAGCGTGTTCGTGAAGTCGGCCGCAAAGGCGACGGCCTCGTCGACCGGGATATACGCCAGGACTTGCGAGGCCGAAAACGTCCCGTTGACGAAGCCGCCGAATTTATACGGCCGAGGGGTAAAGACGAGCGCCGTCCCGCCGGAATTGACCTCGACGAGATTGCTACTGGCTCCGGAGTACGACCCCGGAACGTCTCCGAGCCCGGTGAATATCGTGGCTCCGGCGCCTCCCGAAGTGAGCGAGACGACGTTTGTACCATCGCAGAGCGAGACGACGTTTGTACCATCGCAATAGAGAAGCCGATAGTCAGTCGTCGACAGCGCGATTCCCGTCCCCGACGGCGTCTTGACCGTGATCGTGTGCCCGCCGCTGGTTTGGTTCGAAACTATGTACAGTTTCTTATTCGTCGGGACGACGATGTTTCGGTTGCCGGTGAGCGCGCCGGTAAAGACAAAGACGAGATGCCCGAGAGCTTCGCCGCCCGCTACGGTTGACATTGTGTAAGTGGCGTCCGGCATGGCGATCGCGAGATAGTCCGTCAAGCCGATGTCGAGCTTGTCGAAGGCATAATTCGCCGTGACTTCTTTTTGATTCTGCGCCGCGGCAATGTGCGGGATGAGCAGGTTGGGAGTCGTCGACATAGGGGTGTCCTCGCTTAAACTCTCGCGCCGGCCGCGAATCCGTTTCCGACTTGCGCGGATACCTGGTAAATGACGACGTCGATCTGTGCTTGAGGCGAGCCGAAGTCCGTCGTCTGATCGGCCGCCGTGTAGACCTGTGACGTGGTAGGAATCGAGATAAAGCGCCGGCCGAAGGCGCCGTATATGTTCCTAACTTCCATCACATAGCTCTCGGCATCTTCGGAGAGCGGGACGGTGCCCGTCCCATCGAGCCAGGCGCCGCCGATCCGCGTCCGGCGTTCCCAAGTGACGGTCAAATTCCCGGACATATCGCGCGTCCCGGCGATCTCGACGACCGAGTACGGCTTGAGATCGTTTCCCTGCTCTTGGATTAGCGTCTCGTTGGCATTCGTCACGGCCGAGCCTACGGTGACGGCTTTGAAAAATTGCGGTATCCCGAGATTAGCCGTCGATATGTTGTTCCGGTGGATCCCACCTCCTCCGAGAGAGATGAACGTCTCGCCGGGGAGATGCGTCCCGACGGCGTACTCCGTTCCGCGGCGTCCGCGAAGAAAGCGCGAGAGCGTGTAAGTATTCGGCGCTATCAGAGTTGCGTTGACGTACTGCACGACCTCGTCCCCGATCAATGCGGCGTTGGCGCCGTTGAGGACATTGAGATCCGTAGTCGAGGAGAGCGTCCCTTCCATCAAATACACGGTGATCGAGCTCGTCTCGTCCCAAGTCCAGACGGCGCGAGGCGCCGGGAGCGTCGCGGAGATGGAGCCGATCGCCGGCTGATCGTCCGCGAAGCCGACGGGATCCCAATGATCGGCATCGATCGAGCGGTAGAGGACTCCGCCGGTCCATCCGAGGCCCACGGCCGCCATCGCGAAGTAATACCCGATCAAGCCTGGCGCCGGCGCGTCCGTATCCTGGAGGAGCGGAAGATCCAGGACGAAGAGGAGCGTCGGCGGGAGAGGCTCGACGGTCTGCGAAACGAAACCGTCGCTCGTCGCGCCGGCGATCGTCGAGTTATAGCTTCGCGCATCCTCGGATACCACCGTGACCTCCATCGTCAGATCGACGCCGGAAGTCGTCTTCAGGAGGCGCGCTGCATAGCCGTCGCCGTTGTAGGTGAACTGGATGACGTCCGATGGATCCATCGCCAGGTAGACGGCGCGCCAGAGCTTCATCTCATAGCCGTCCTTTTCGTCCCAGATAACCTGCAAGGCCTTCGCGGCCAGCTGCGCGGCTTCATCAGCGTGCAAGGTGACGGGAAGCTCGAGCGTCAGTTTTTGTCTTGTCTTTTTGACGCGGCCGTGTCTTTGCCTCTTCTGTTTTCCGCTCTGGTAATCGAGCGCCGGATCGATGTAGTTGACTTCCAGCGTCTTCGGAAGATCCGCCTCTTGAGCTTCGCTTGGTACTAGTTTTGCGTCCTGGCCTAGCATCCCGAGATCCGCTTCCGGAATATTCGTCGAGGCCGAGGCGCCGCGGAGGACGGCCTTGATCTTGTTGTCCGTTTCGGGGAGATCGAAGAAGTACGCCTGCATGAGCGGAGCGAGTGCTCCCTTGACGTCGGGATTCCGCGCGACGAGATAGCCGCGGACGATGATCGAGGACAAGGCGGTTAGATCCATGTCTCCCGGATCCATCCCGCCTCGAGTGAGAATGTCCCCGACTACGGCGTCGAGCGACTGTCCTGGAACGGCTTGCCGGTCCAGGTAGAGCCGGTAAGTGAACGGATAGCTCGCGTTGAAGATAATAAAAAGGGAATTCGTCTGGACGTCGTAAGATTGGCCGCGGACGCCGGTCGGAGAGAGTGGAATCCAATTTGACAAGCCGATGACTTGCTCCTGCACCAGAGTCGAAGAAGAAATTACGGCGATCTCATCGACCCCATGCTGATTTGTGAATAAGCGGACGAGTCCATCGGCCGGAACCTGGCCGGCCGGATAAAACGTCGAAATGAATTCCTCATAAGAGGCGCCGAGCCCGAAGACTTGGCCGGCGCTCGTCGCGAGGATCGCGAACGTCGAGCACGACATCTTGATGATGTATCCGGTATCGGTGAAGAGCAGAAGCGAATCGTCGACCGAGTCGTACAGGATGGACTTTGGCGTCCCGACCGTCGCGTTGGATAAGAATTCGATGGCGGGAGCTTCTCCCCCGGATGGCATCGAGAAATAGTTTGAGGCAAAGCCCCGCTGATCGATGATCGCAATCAAATATTTGTAGGAACCGCCGTGCGTGAGAATGTACGCGCGGGAGTTGTTGTCCAAAGCGATTGAGGGATGGTCATAGATGGCGCCCAAAGCTACCGGAATGTAGTCCTGGACGCCGATATTCCTCTTATCCGTTTGAAAATGCGCGGTCGCATGCGTGCCGGTCCAAGGCACGGTAAAAACGACGAGATTTTCTCCGGCGTGCGTCTTCTGAAATTGATACGCCGACGGCGCTTGCGGCATCCAAAACCGCGCGATTTCGTTGAACGTTCGCGGATCGAATTTGATCGCGGCATTCGTCAAATAGTCTGGGAACCCGTTGTCCGGAAAAATTCCTGTGATGGTGCGCCAGATGAAGCCCGCCGTATCGACGCCGCCCGTCAATGGCAGATTTCCTCCTCCTCCGGAATAATGCGAGCCAGCATACGGAGTGAGCACCCCTTGATTCGTTACGGCGATGGCCTCCGGACCTGCGCCGATGTTGCCCCAAATGACATGATGATCGACAGTTACCGCGTTTAGTCCTATGCCCCAAGTCGGAGCCGATCCTCCGGTCAGAGCGTCGCCGCTGGTCGATGTGACGCATTGGACGTTTCCATTCGAATCGAGGATCTGAGTGCCGACTAGCTCCATCGTCGCGGATGACCAGGCCGGCAAAGGCGTCTTATTGTCGGCGTTTAGATCGATCCTCTCGACGACCATTCCCGGAGTTTCGAGCACATATGCCGCGCGGTTGACGGTGTCGACATAAACCGCCCACGGCGGATACGGACCAGGCCCGGTTCCGCCGTAGGGATCCGTGACCGAAGTCGGCGGATAGATGTCATAGAGGTAAGAATTCGTGATGCCGATCGAAACCTCGCCGCGAATGTTCGGGAGACGGTTTCCGAAATTGGCGAGCGGAAAGTCCGTATAGACACCGTAATGTGTCCCGCGAAACGCCGGCGTCGAATTGATTCCGACGTGCGCCTGGATGGTGGGATCCGGTAGCTGAGTCGTCGAACCGGGATAGAGGACCGGCGTGACGATCGCGGTGTTATTGCCTATCCCGGTCGCGAACTTGTTCGAAGTTACGGAGCCCTTCGATGTCGCGTCATAGATGAGCTTCGCGTCTCCCCAGATCCGCGTACAGTGTGCCAGGCTTCCGATGGGAACCTCGCAAAACGCGAACGCGAACGACATCGTATAGGAGTAGCTAAGAGTCGTCTGACTCGGCCCGCCCTTGGCCGATTGCGTGGTTTGCGTTTTCGTTTCCTTGAGCGGCGTGGCCCAGATGATCTGCGCGCCGACGAGAAAGCCGCCATAACCAAACGGCCGCGGCGAGCCGTTCGCGGAAGTAGAGATCTGTCCGTCCTGGATTCGAGGACCGGAGACGCTCGAATTTTGCGGAAAGAAAATATTCCCGAGCGCGCGGCCGGCGGAAAGTCCGATCGAGCCGCCGAGGAGAGCGCCTCCGAGGATGGAACCTCCGGCAAACGTGCCGGCAAAGATTCCGAAACCGGCCGCGGCGAGGCCTCCGGTAAGAGCGCCGGCGACGCCGATCCCGATCGCGAGCGCGATCTTCGCCATGCTAGGCAACCTCTGGGAACGAGAAAGCGCCGACAATTCGCCGGCGCCAAGGCTCGTTAAGAATGTGCTCGACGACGCGCTCCGGCCCGCCGGAATATGCATGCACGATGTAGAGACCATCGCCTCGCAAGGTGATAAAGGCGACGTGCGTCGGAAGATGCGGGATCCGCATCGAGACGATGTCTCCCTCCTGGACCGCCGAGAGTAGCTTCTGGACGAGGCGCCGCTGGCATTCCGCGTGCACAAAAACGTCGATCGGCTGCGAGTTGTACCCCATATAGTCGCCGCGGTGAAACTGGCTCCCGCCGAGATCCTTAAGTTGCAGATCCTCGGCGACGCATAGGACCAGGCCGACACAGTCGACGCCGACTCCGATCATCCGCGCTTGATGCCGGAATGGCGTTCCTACATACTGCCGCGCTCGGTCGCCGATTTGTTTTCGTCGCTCGATGAGAGCGGGACTCGCTCCGGTTTGCATTCGGCTATCCTCAAGACTCGGCCGTCAAGATAACTGCACATCCCTACGGCGGGATGATCGTCGCATCCGCTCCGTTTCGCCGTCTGTCTAAATTCGCGCCATTCTCCCGGCGCCGCCGGCGTCTCAACGCTGTCGAAGACGGAATGCGTCGCGAGAGCTCCGCACGCATCGCAGTATGTATACTCGCCGATCTTCATCATCCCGTCGTCGCGTCAGGGTAGAGCATGATCGCGTTGATGCCGGGGAGCTGGTTTTCCCCCTGAAAATTAACGATGTTATTAAATTTGCCGAAGCAATCCTGTGGAGTGTGCCGGCATCCAGGCTCGACGGCGAATGTGTCGCCGGGAGCGATGGCGAAGGCCATGCTCTCGAAGAGTATGAACCTCGTCCCGTCCCATTCCGCGACTTCCATCAGCGCGCCGTTGTTTGCTCCCGACGTCCAGGTCAGAACGCCGTCGGCGAAGTATCCATCGCCGGCGGGAGACAATCCGCCGGCCGGCGTAAACTCGCGCCGATCGACGACCATTGCGACAGTGCCATTCTGCGAGAGCGGAGCCAGGTTGACGGTACAGCGCGCGTCCCCCAGATCCGCGCGGCACGAAGGCCCGAAAGTTTCTCCGATGACGATCCCGAAAGTGTAGGAGAGCCCGCGTATTTCGACGGTAAACATCCCGCCGGCGATCTTGACCTGGCCGAGCGTGCCCTTCCGGAGCTTCATATCTCCCATTGTCAGATCGGCCCAATTGACGAGCCGGATATCGATCGAGGCAAAGTCGTACTTTCGAGCGCGGAGATCGCCTTCGGTGACGGCGTCGGAATGGAGAAAGGCCGTAACTTGGAGATTGTCCGTCGAAAGATCCGATCCAGATTCGCGCGCGCTCGGAGTAAAGCCGGTAGAGGCCGAGAAGACGACAACGCCGTCCCCGTCGCCGTAATTGTAGGAGATGTCCTGGTCGTGCTGAGTAAAGCCGAGGATCGTCCCGTCTTGCCGTTTCACTTTCCAGAGAAGCGCGACCGTCGTGTACTCGCCGGAAAGATGCGTGCGCAAGGCGGAGGAGATCGTTTTCATAAACGGACCTCGACGAGTGTCGTCGATAACGAGGTAATCGGATGGCCATCTCGGACGTTAGACTCTTCGGTCTGGACATTGAGCTCATCGGAGTCGAACCTGACCGGATAGTGAAACTGGCCGGAGGCTCGGATGATATGCGTATTCGCGATCGCGTGACCGCCGTGCATGGTGACGATCCCGGTCGTGTAGTCCAGGTCATAGTTTGACGCCGAGATTGGAGTCCCGTTGTCCGTCAGCGTGACGGTGTTCGCGAGGCTGTTTCCCTCGTAATCTTTGACCGAGGACATAACCGGCTTCTTGATCTGCCGGACATAGGAGCGCGCGCCGATCGTGTACGTCTTGATGAGCTGATACGGTCCGAGCGTCGAGCCGTCGCCGACTCCGATAGCCTCGGCCGTGAATGCGAAGTCGAGCCAGTCATGCAGGCGGAAAGCATCAAAACGGCCGCTTACGTTCATAAAAAACGCCCGGATTAGATCGATATAGGCCTGCTCCGTCCCGGCATATTTCGACGGAGTGATGAGCGAAACGGACCATTTTGAGCGCGCCAGGCTCCAGTTTTTATTTCGTTGCTCGAAGCCGGAAAACCCTTGATTGACGGTGGTATTAAAGGCCGGCCCGCCGGTCGCTCGGTAGGAGATGACTCGAGGGAATTCCGTCTCGAAAAAAGACATTCAGCGTAACCTCGATTGCGCGATGGAGACGGAGTTTCCGATCCTGGCCGCGATTTGCGCTTCGCTGCGCTTGAATGAATCGAAGTCTGTAACACCATGGAAGTGCACGTGCGTCTCGTTCGATCGGCTGCCGGCGTCGACCTTGAGCGCCGGCGCGATCTGTCCGGCGACTTTCGGAGAGAAGAATTCGGGATGCTTCTCGCCGACGAGATACATCTTGCCGGGAGAGACTCCGCCTCCGCCCTGGAGGCCTCCGCCGAAGATCCCCGAGAAGACGCCTCCGATCGTGCGACCGATCCCGCCGAGGACGGATCCAAGCGATCCTATCAGGCCGGTAAACAGGCTCCCGAGCTTCGAAGTCAGGCCGGATAAGAGACTCGAGATTCCGCCGGCCTGGTCGCCGGATTGTCCTCCGCTGTCGAGAAAGGCATTTTCGCTTGCGGAGAAATTGTCTCCGCCGACGGCCTTCCCGATGACATCGCCGAGAGCTTTTCCGCCGCTATCGACCGGGATGACATAGAACGGCAAGGACGTCGAGCCGTCTCTCTTGCCTCCGCCGATTCCGGAGACTGGTCCTCCGAAGAGCTTCGTCTCGATCCCGCCGGCGAGGCTCGAGAATAGTTTCTTGATGCCGGCCGTCGCGATCTGTTCATCGAGCGAAGTAAGAAGAGCTCTGAAATTCGCCTTCCCCGTAGCGACGAGCTTCCCGAGCTGGTCCTCGACGCCGGTGATAGCCGTAGAGAAGGACGCAAAGACGTTTTCGCCGAAGTTTTTCCCCTCAAGAGCGATTTCATTCAGGAAAGCGCGCGTTTTATCTGTGAGCGTCCCGACTTTGAGCGCCGCGGCGTCCCATTGCTTGATGATCTTGTCGTTTGCGTCATAGATGGCCGCATCGACGAGGAGAGTCGATTCTTCGTTGTCCTTGAGAGCTGCTCTGACATCCTCGAGCTTCGCGATCTCGTCGGTGTATTGCCGGATGAGTGAAAAAGCGCCGGCCTCCTGCGCGATCCGTAAGGCTTTTTGCTGGTCCGATTCCTGGCGATAGAGCGTGATCATGCTCTGGACCGTGGCCTCGCCGGCCGTAGGATTCGCGGATTGAAACTGACTGATTCTTAGCGCGATTTGAGCTTGGCGAACGGCTTCGGCGCTCTCGAAATACGCGGCCGTAACGGCCTCGAGCGCCGGCAATTCCTCCCGGAAAGCGAGCGTCTCTTTGTCGACGGCCTCGCGGATCGTGAGCTGGCGGATCTTCGTGAGCTGCGCGCCGTGGACGTCGAGAGCGTCGTTTGCTTGCCGGACGCCTTTCGCGAGCTCCGCCAGGCGATCGACCGTCGTCCCGATGGTATGGAACGCGAGTTTATACTCGGCCTCGGCTTCCTGGACCTTCGCGCGATCCTTCTCGAGCTGCTTGTCGATCCCGGCCTTGGCGACGGCCGCGGATCCGTCCTCGTATGCGGCCGTGACGGCCTCGAGGCCGGCGATCTGCGCGGAATAGCCGTCCGTCTCTTTTTGGAGCTCCGCGTTGATCTTGACGATGTCAGCGCCGACGATTTTCTCGCGCGTATTCGCGCGGATCGATTCCGTCTCCTGATCGATAAATTTCTTGAGCCGCGCTTTCTCGGCTCCGGTTTCCCGATCGGCCGCGGCGTTGAGCTTCTGGATGACGGCCGCGGCCTCATTGTCCGCGACCTGGATACGCTGCGCGGCCGTCGAGAGCTGCATCGCGCCGGCGAGAGTTGTTTCGGCCTGCGCCTGCTGATTGAGCGCGGCGAGCTGTGCCTTGATGGCCTCGAGGCGCTTGTCGGCGCCTTCCTTATCGAGAGTGACTTTCGTCCCCGTCCGCGGCTTCTGTACCTCAGAATCCGGAGAATCCTTAAATGCATTGGTGAGGAGCGCCTTATAGGAGTCCCAATTTTTTGCGGATTGATCCCGGAAGGCTTGATCGACGGCGACGATCCGCCTCGTCGCTTCGGCGTGCGCTGCGACGACTCCGCTATAGTCAAATTTCGCCGCGGACTTAGCGACCGCGACGAGCTCCGCGAATTGCTCCTCGAGGGTGCCGATAAAGTCAGCGGCGAGCGCGCCGGCTTCCCTAAAAACGTAGACGATCAAGCCGCCGAAGGAGACGAAATACTGGGTTATCGTCTTCGCTCCGGAGATGAGATCGTCGAGGCCGGATCCTTTGGTCGTGAGGCCTTCCGTCAATTGCGTCGCGACGGCCTGCAAAGCCGGGAGGAGCTGTTTCGACAGTTGCAGAGAGGCGCCTTCCCCCGCGGCCTTGATCTCGTTGAGAGTTTTCTCGAAATGATGCGCGGCCTCGGCCGTCTCCCGATCGATGACGAGCCCGAGCTTCTTCGCCTCCTCGAGGAGCGCCGTGATCCCTTCCTTCCCCTGGTTTAGAAATGGAATGAGATCCGGACCTGCGTTCTTTCCGAATAACAGGATGGAGAGCCCCGTTTTCGCGGCTCCGTCACTGAGGCCGGAGAATTTGTCGGCCAGATCGCCGAAGATCGACTCCGTACTCCGGATCTGTCCGTCCACGCCTTTGACCGAGACGCCTAGACGGGTAAAGGCGTTCTGCGCGCTGGCCGGCGCTATCGCCGCGGCAAAAACTGCTTTATTGAGCTTCTCGAGGCCCTTCGACATCGTGTCTTGATCGACGCCGGATTGTTTTGCCGCGAATCCCAGGCCGGACAAGGCCTCCGTCGAGACGCCGGTCGCTTGAGAGAGGAGGCCGATCTTCGCCGCGGCCTCGGTCGCATGGAGCGCGATCCCAATGATCCCGACCTCGACGGCCGCGAGAGCTCCCACGGCGACGCCGGCGCCGGCGCCGACGAAGCCGATCGCTCCGCCCAGTTTCCCGATCCCGGTCGCGGCTCCGCCGGCGAATCCGCCCACTTTCGAGAATGTTTCGGAGATGATCGCGCCGACTTCGCCGAGCGGTCCGAGGAATTGACCGAGGAGGCCTCCGAGTTGATCGAAGGACTCATGGATATCCTTGCCGGCCTTCTTAGAGGCGTAAGCGGCCGCGCCCATTCCCGAGACGAAGTCCGCGACATTCGCCTTTAGATCGATGAACAGAGTCCCGAGTGACATTCTTCTATCTCCCTTTTTCCGGTTTTACGAAGGACATGAGGACTGCGGCCATCTCGTCCGCCGTCTGTCCATTCTTGGCCTCGAGCTCGCGCTTGAGATCTGGAACGAAGTCCAGAGCCGATATCGGATCGCATTTCTCCGGATCTCGGTTGACGTTGTAGATCGCCGCGGCGATCTCGCCGGCCAGGAGTCGATGCTCTCGGCGCTCCGCGATCTTTCGATCGCAGAGCGAGTCAAACATCGCCAAAGTCAAGCCGCCGATCTCTTCTTCCGCGAGGCCGAGATCGTATCGACAGATCGACCAGATCCGAAGCCAGGTTAGCTCGCCGAAGTAGCCGCCGCCTTCATCGGGATCTCCGTCTCGGCGACGGGATATGCCGTCGCCGTCGCAGCGTTTGGGACTTCTCCCGCGGCGATCCGCGCGGCCTCCGCCTCGGCTTCCTCGCGCGCTTTCTTGATCGCGACCTGGCGCTCCGGAGGAAGTGTGGCGACGAAGGCGTCGAAGAGAGCATTCTGGATCTGTTTGACGTTGCCGGCGTCCATCAAGGATCGAATGACTTCGAGCCCTTCTGTTGTCGGCTCTCCTGTTTTCTCGTCGCGAGTGTCGTATTCGGGATGTCTCGCGAGGATTGCTGCATAAAACATCGTCGAGACGACGATCGGCGACGTGTCTTCCCATGTTGTGCCGTCTAGGAGAGACTTCCCGAGGAGGCCCTGGACGTAGCAAGCCGCGTTAAAGTCGAGCGAAAGATGGAAAGTCCGCTGGAGTTTGTCGCCGCTGTCGTCCGTCAGGTTTAGTCGCAAAGGAACGGACGGCGCGATCCGCCTGCGGAGCTGAATCGGTTTTGCTGGCATTGGTGCCTCCTTGAAACGTTTGTTTCAGACCTGGAAGAACTGCTCCGCCGCGGCCGAGGCCTCGGCGCTCCGAGGTTGCCTCACGATAACCGCATAAAGAGCGGAGATCGTGAGGATCGGACCATTGTGACACATCTGTTTCACTTCGCCTCTAGGCGAAGGACGGCTGTCCGGTGATGGCGAGCTTGCCGGCGAACGTCGAGGCCTTGTCGACGGATAGATCGAAGTCCGCCGATATGGAATAGGCCTTGCAGGAGAACGTTCCCCGGCCGCCGGGGAGGACGATCTTCCAATTTGACAGAGTCCTTCCGTCAAATTGCGCCTGGAGAGCTTGCTGAGACGTATCCTGCGGGACGTAATTCGCATCGAACGTGAGCTCGCCGCCGTCGAGGAGTGTCGCGAGCTTCTCGCGATAGGCTCCTATCGAATCAAAATTCGTGACGTCGACGAGATCCATCTTCGAGCCGCCTCGCGCGACCTTGTGGACTTCGGCGATAGTGGTAAATGCTTCCGGACTCCCCCCGTCGCCGAGCTGCAACTGCGTTCCCTGGCCTGCGAAGGCCCTAGAACCTGCGTAACTCATACTGTTCCCCCTTCTTCACTCATTCGGCCAGTACAGGCCTTCCGCGAATTTCTTCGCGAAACTCTTTAGGCGCCGTTTGTGTCGGCGAACAAAAACTCGAGATCGAGCGGGACGTTGTAGAGCGCCGCGGCCTCCTCGTAGGAGTCGAGCTCGAGCGCTAGCGAGCAATAGTCGATCCGAGTCCCGTCAGCGAAGAGTCAGCGAGCAATAGTCGATCCGAGTCCCGTCAGCGAAGAGTCCCTGGAATCCGACGAGCAATTTTTTCAAGGCGCGCGCGAGATTCTTCGCCTCTTCCGGCGTCCGTCCATAATTCGAAAACTGCATCCTCATCGGTTGCAGAGTCGCCGCCCCATCCATCATCGGGACGGTGTTTCCGGAGATCTGCGTATAGACGGTAAGCGGAGCGTCAGACTCTTGCGGAGCGACCGTCGCGAAGAGCCCTGTCGTCTTATCTCTCCGCGTCGCCGGCGTGCCGACGATCGCCGTAAAGCCGGGATCTCCGACGATCATCGCGAATAGTCCGGCTTGCATCATTGGATCGGCATCCCGTTCTTGCGAAGCTCTTCTTTCGCCGTCGCGATAAAAACAGAGAGCGCCTCGTCCTTCGAGGATTCGAACGTCGCTCTTATAAAGGGATTCGCCTTGCTTTTCTTGGTGCCGAATTCCTGGAAGAGTCCCCAAAACGTTTTTTTGCTCGGCCCGATGCTGGCCGTCCCGGCGAGCTCGTCGCCGCGAAAGCTCGTTTTCAAAATGATCCCGCGCGACAGGAGGCCGAATTCCCTCGAGCGGCCCTTGTATTTCTGGCCTTTGTACTTCGTTCCCCCGAAGACATGCCATCCTTGCGGAGCGCGGAGCTTCATCTGTTCGCGGAAAACCTGTCCGGCTGCGCGAACGGCCGTCTTGATGATGGCCTTTGCGATCCTCGAGGGAAGCCGCTCGAGCTTCTCCTGGATCTCGGCGCCTCCAGTCATCTTCGCCTGGATGAGATCGCGAGATGCCATTAGACAGCGCCTCCGCCGGCGCTTCGCGTCGAGTCGCCTCGCTCGATGCAGGTTATTTCTAGTATTTTCTTTCGTCCGTCCGGATCCGTTGGATACTCGATCTCGAAATATCGATCATCAAAGAGGATGACCTGGCGCGCCTTGATCCCGACCGCGTAACGCATGGTGATCTTGTGCGTGACGAGAGAACCTCTCTGCGAGGCCGCAAACTTTTCGGCGCCGGTCAAGGTGAAGACGGACGCCCAGGTTTCGAGAAACAGCGAGTAATCGCCGGGAGACGTGCCTCCGAGCGGACCTTGAGAGTTAGTCAGATCCATAATCTTGATCCGGTGCCGGAGCTGGCCGGCCTGGATCCTGGTGCTCGGAGGCATGCGTTCCCTTCCTCGACTTACCTCTGGACGTACAGGACCGTTAGCTTGACGAGAGCCGACGACGTCATAACGTGACAAGTCCCGTCGCCTTCGATCCATCCCTCTTGACCAGACAGAAACGAATAGGCCATCGTCTTTCCGGCCGCGATCGAATAGGCCGTGATGTCCTGCGAACGGCCTTTCGCGTCCGGCGAAGATGTGATCGTGATCGTCTGAGCGCCGGAGTCCGTATTCTCGGCGAGCAAAACTTCATGCCCGGTTAGCTTGAAACTGTTTCCGAGCGATGCATCCGAGGCCGCCTTGACGAGATCGAGCGATCCGCCGGCCGGCGCTCCCGAGATGTACGGCCCGTTGGGAATCTGCGAATTTAGTAAGACTGGAGTCATGCGATTTTATCTCCTCTTCTGAATTTTCATCCTCGAGTCGGCGCGAAGTCCTTGATCTCGAGACTCGAGACTAAGGCGTCGAACTGCATCGGGATCTTTTTGAGATCCGCCGGCGTCACGGTTTCTCGATTCTCGTAATAGCCGCCGGTGATCTGCAAGATCGCGACAAGAGCTCGAGCCGGAACGGCCGCCGGCGTCGAACCATACCCGGCCTTGAAAAAGATCTTTACGACGCCTGGCGCGCGGACGACGCTCGGCCATTGCGATCCGAACAGCGGAAAGATCCGCGGAGGCATCGCGTCGCGATCGTAAAGGAAGTCTCCGGACGGCGCCGGCCCTTTGTATGTCCAGATTAGGTCATGGTCGAGCGTCGTCGTCAGTGTCCAGGTTGGCGCCGCATCGCCGCTCGTCGGCGCCTGGCCTTCGGCCGGCGGAGTCGCCGTCGTGACTTCCCTTCGGCCGGCGGAGTCGCCGTCGTGACTTCCTGTAGTTTGCCGTTCGAGTCGGCGATCTGGTCGCCGACGGAGTACTCCTCGTCCGCGACCCAGGCGAACGGCGTCGGGAAGAGATCGTGCCAGAGGTTGTCAATATCCGCGAGATAGCTGATCTTCTGGATCGAATCGAGCGGAGACTTCGATAGCTTTATCATCTGCGCGTAATTCGGAAGACGATTCCAGTAGCGGATGACTCCATAGTCCATTTGATCGCTCCGCTGCTCGAGCGATTTTAATGGGAAGGCGTCAAACGTCTGCCGGTAGGACTTCGTAATCAAGCTCAAGTTTGTGATGTCCTCGAGATTCTCCCGAGCCGCGCGCGTATAGAGCTTGATGAGCGTGTCTTCCTGGATCGTCGTCACGCGGAGATGACTCTTCGCCGTATCGAGATCGATCGGCTCGATGGACGTCCCGGTTTCCTCGACGATGGAGCTCACGTCTTCCTCTTTCCGCCGGCGCTCTTCTTTGGCGCCGGCCTGGCGATCGGCGCCTCGGCGCCGGCATCCGGAGTTACGGCGATTTCCGCCGGCGGAGGCGGAGCCGGATTGTCCGGATCGAAGACCATACGCTCGGCCTTCCCCTCGCGAATCAAAAGCCGCGCCGCGTGATCCTTGACGTCCCTGACCTGGCCGGCATAAGCGCCTACTTTCATTCGAACGTACATTCGCGAGAATTCCTTTTTTCGCGGAAGTGCGGGACGGCTCCGCAAACCGTCCCGCCTTTTCCGCCAGCCTGATCTAGGCTAGGCCGTTGCTGTCGCGCTCGACTGCTCGGCGAAACGCGATCCGGTAAGGACCGCGACGGCCGAGGCGATGACGCTATTCGAGCCGTTCGTCAGTTGGAGCTGAACGTAAGGCGAGCCGTCCGCGAGCTCCGAGGCCTCGAGCTCGATGACGTAGAAGATCCCGTCATTCGCGCTCGGCGTGTAGCCTGCCGCGGTGACTGCTGTCCGTACTCCGAGGACGTCCTTGTCTGCGCCGGCCGTCTCTTGCTTGTAGATCGAGAACGGGATCGCGACCGGATTCGAGCCATCCGCGGCCGTGCACTGGTTGAGAATGATCTTCGTGAATGCGGCTGCGGAGACTCCGATCTGGACGAGGATCGAAGCGTGTCCGTTCTTCTTCATACTGAAGGCCTGCGCTGTCTTTCCCCCGGTGATATCGACTGGCGCGAGGATGTTTACGACGTGTCCCTGCTCTGCGATTACATAACCTTTCATCGACTTTCTCCCTTTTCCCGGAAATTTTGTGATGGGAGGCGATCTTCCGATCGCCTCCCTGGTGCTGCTTACTTCTTAGGAGCGGACCTGGAGCGTCACAAACGGCGATACCACGTTCGAGCCGTTCTTCGGAGTGAGTGTCTTATTCCAGGATGCTTGACCGTCGACGCGATAGACGAATCGGAACGTCGTCTCATCGTTCAGGAAACGGACGTGTATCGAGCTCGCGGCCTGCGGAGCTCCCTTGTCGATCATCAAGTACTGCGAGAGATCCGCCAGGAGGACATCGCCTTCCGTCCCGAGCGTCGCGCAATGCTCGACGGGAATAACCGGCCGGCCAAGCAAAAGGCCGTACTGATTGTTATTCCCGTTGACGCCGGGAGGCGTATAGAGGAGCTGGACGGCCGTCCCGGAGCCGAGAGTCAGGGGATAGAGCTTCGCTTCGACGTCTTGGTTGATGAACCAACAAGAGTTTTGCCTCGAGCGAGCCCATAGCCGCTGCCACATATTCAGGACGTCGGCTGTCGAGATCGTCGCGCCGGAATCGGCGCCGTCCTTCGCGACGGAAACCGTCGCGGCTCCGCCGATGATGCCAAGCGGCTGGCCGGCGCCGGTGCCGTTGAAAATGGCATCCTCGACTTTGAACGTGAACTCTTCCGGAAACGCCTGCATGATGACGGCCTCGAGAGCTGTCGAATCCGACAGAAGCTCGTCGGTCGCGTAGCAGAGCCCGATGAGCTTCTGGAGATTCATCTCGATCTGACGAAACTTCGGTTTTGTCCCGGTGAACGTATCGGCCTCATTAATCCAATACGCCAGGATCCCGCCCCACCGTGAGCCGTCGACTCGGCTCGTCTCATTGAGCGCGTTGATCTTGAGGCCGTTGGCGTTCGATGAGATGGGTATACGCCGGACGCGCGAGGCGATCTGTCCCGATTCGTATACGCGCAGGATGAGCTCGGCCGAGAAGTCCTTCTGGACGAGGAATCCCCCATCGGACGGAACGGCTTCGGATGCTCCGGAGGCCGAGGCCTGGATGAGCCGCGGATCGACGAGCCGGCCGCTGGATCGCTCGGCGCGAACACATGCGACGAGGAAGTCTCCGAAAGTCGCGAAGACGCCCTTCGGATCCGCCGGCGTGCCGGCGCGAGTCGCCGCGAGCTGGTTTTCGTCCGGAACGTACTCGATGCTCCGTTCAAATTCGAGGACGTTCTCCTCGCGCTCGAGCGACATCTCGACGGCCTTGAGTGCGTTGAGCTTGTCCTGGTATTCCGCGGACTCTTTTTCGTTGAGATCGCGATCTTCCTTTGCGGCTCCGTCGATGAGTGCGCGCAATGCTTTGGTGAGATCCGCCTTCTTCTGACGTAATGCTTTGATATTCGACATTTTTTCTCCTATTCTTAGGCCTTACCGGATCTCACGCGATCGACGGATCTCGCGATCTCCTGAGGCTTGCTGCAATTCGCCGCGGCCGGCTTGCGCGTCTGCGCTCCGGCCCGCGGCTGAAACTTATGTTTCGATCTAACTTAAGTTAGATCGATCTCCCTCGATCGAGCGGCGAGAGCTCCGGCTCTCTGCGCCGGACCTGGATCTTTCGAAACCCCAAAGCGCGCGAGCGTGTCGTCCATCGTCGCGACCTTGTCGGCCATATTCTCTTTGATCGCGGCCGCGGCCAGGACCATACGGCCTTCGCCGAAACCGGCGCGAACCTCGGCCGGCGCGACTCCGCGGCCCTTGGCGACGGCGCTCACAAACATCGAGTAAAACGAATCGACCGTCGACTGAGCATTCGATCGAGCGGTGTCGGAGAGCGGCTCGTAAGGATTGCCGTCGACTTTGTACTTGCCGGCGGAGATGAGTGTCGGCTTGATCCCCTCGACCTCGAGCGCCTTCGAGATGTCCTCATGCTGCATAAAGACGCCGATCGATCCGACGGCGCCGCTCGGCGTAACGATGATCTCCGAGGCCTGGCTCGCGAGCCAATACGCCGCACTCGCGGCCATCGTGTCGACTTGCGCGACGATCTTCTTCTGGGCGCTGCCGGCCAGGATCTCGGCGCCGAGCTCCGGAACGCCGTCAACGGATCCCCCCGGCGAATCGATGTCGAAGACGATGGCCTTGACGTTTCCATCGGCCATCGCTTGACGGAAGAGCTTCGTCGTTTTCTCGATCGACGTCCCCCCCGGTCCGCTGATGTTATCGACCATATTCATGCGATGCGCGATGATTCCATAGATAGGAATCATGGCGACCGTCCCTGGTGTCGAAGGCCGCGGCGACGGACCGGCGCCGACGACGGCCTGGATCTCTTCTTTCGAGAGCTCGTCTCCCGCCGCGCGCATGCGGAGTACTTGGCATATTGCCTCGAGCCGGTCCGGAAGGATTGCCCACGGCTTGCCGAAGACGTGAGAGTAAACGTGTCTGTATTTCATAGCTTCGCTCCTGTCGCCGTTTCGGCGAGCAATTTCGCTTTGCGGACCTTGACGAGCGCCTTGTCGGCGAGCTCCGCCGGACTGTCGAGCTCGATCCCCTCAAGCGCGGCCTCGACGTCTTTCGCGCTGGCGATCATCGAGAGGTGATCCTGGCAATAGCTGGAGGCCTCGGCGCGCGAGATCCGCATCGTCTCCGAGATGAGATCAATGTGCGAGGCATAGAAGGCGATGGCCTCTTTTTCGAAGTCCTCTCGATTCTTGGCCTTCTGCGAAGCGCGACGAAGAGCGAGGACTTCCTTCCGGACCAGGCGCTCGCCGGCGCCGAGCGCAAACTGGAGAAGCCGCGCCTCGGTAGCCGTCTGATCTTCCTGATTTGTCGCGCTGTCGACGGGATCCGGACCGGGAGCGCCGGTGTCGACCATATTCAGCGGCGTCAGATAATCGTCGCCGTTCTCGATCGGATTCATATTTTCGATCCGCCGGACGTCATTTTTCGAGAGCCAGCCCCATTGACGGCCGATCGCATAGGCCGCATACCGGCTCTTGATGTCGCCGCGGAGAAGCGCGTCCATATTGAATTCGGCGAAGTATTCCTCTCCGTCGCCGAGATCGAGCGGATCCAGGAGATCCGCGTTGATCCGCTGCTCCCATCGAACGGCGCGCGGCCGCTGGTTATCCGTCACGAATTCGATCGCTTGCTGCTCGATGTTCGAGAAGGCCGCCTTCGAAAGATCGCCGATCTTGTGGAGAGGGACGCGAAAGAAGCCGGCGATATCGGAGCGCGAGAATTGCCTGGCCTCGAGGAATTGCGAGTCCCTGTTGTTCAGGCCGATCGCCTGGTACTTGAGGCCTTCCTCGAGAATAGCGGCCTTGTGACGATTGACGCCGGTCTGCGATTCATGCCAGGAGTTTTTTATCCGGTTGTATGCGGGATCGCTGAGTTTGCCGGGGTGCTCGAGGATTCCTCGAGGCTGCGAGTCGTTCGCAAAGAAGCGAGCGGCGTATTCTTGCTGTGCGAGGCCGACTCCGACGACTTCGCGCTGTACGGCGATCGTCGACATACCGATCATGCCGTCGGAGGACATCCCGCGGACGTGGAAGATCTCTTCCATCGCATAGTTTGTGACGGTCCCGTCATACCATGCGCGGACCTGGTAGCGGAGCTTGCCATTCGGAAGACGGTAGACGTTGACGCGATCGGGATGCAGAGGCACAAGCTGATCGATCGCTCCGCGAGGACCGGGAAGGATGATCGAGAAACAATTCCCGCGGAGCTCGAGATGCGCCTGCATCATCTCGAGGAATTCCATCGCCGTCTGATAAAGATTCGGTTTATTATGAAGAACTTTGTACAAAGGGTGCCCGGTCGCGCGCTCTTTGCCTCCGTCTGGTAGCCGCCTGTAGATGATGAGCGGCATCGAGCCGAGCGTCTCCGAGCACACGCGAACGCAAGAGAAGACGGCCGAGAGCTGCATCGCCGACTCCGGCGAGACGCGCATCCCCGAATCCGAAGCGTAGCCAGGCCGCGAGTACCAGAAGTCATCATGCGGTGAAATAGGGTTGACGCCAGTCCCTAGCCCCATGATGCGAAGCGCGGAACTGAAGTCTCGGACTAATCCCACGGCTTAAGCCTCCCGCCCTGTTTTTGATTCTGTCTTAGGTTTGAACTGCGAGACGAAGGCGTATAGAAGAAGTAACGAGCCGAGGACGATGAGCGCGGCTGGCCTGTAGATCCAGGCGATCCCGCCGATGAGGACGCCCAGGCCGAGGATCGCGATGACGTCTTCCTTCATACAGTGCGAATCCCCATCTCGTCGTAAATGGATCCGCCTCCTTTGGCGAACTGAGCACGGCCGAGTGCCATGATGAGCGCGACCGCTCCGTCGATCTTCTCAATCTTTTTTCTCTTATTCGGTTTTATATTCCCCGCCTCGTCTTCTTTAGTCACTAGGTTGTTTATATTCCATCTCAGAACGGGATCGCCGAGATGCGCGATCTTGCCCTTTTTGACCAGTACCTCAAGGTTCTTCGTCGGATCGGACATCGAGGCGTACCCCTGGCGGAACTCGACCATCGTAACGCCGGCCTCGGTAAGTTGGTTGGCGATCTGCGTCGCATTCCAGGGATCGAAGGCGACCTCCTCGAGCTCGAATAGACCCTTGTCCGCGATGATCTTGCTCTTGATGACATCGTAGTCTACGACGTTTCCCTCCGTCGCATTGATGAATCCCTCGCGGATCCAGATGTCGTACTGTACTTTATCCTTCGCGACGCGCTCCGCGACATTCTCGGACGGAACGAAGAAGTCACAAAGGACGGTCCAGAGCGGATCCTGCTCCGTCGGAAAGAAGAGTTTAACGTAGGCCGTCAAGTCGACTTTGCTCGAGAGATCCAGGCCGGCGACGCATCGACGGCCGCGGAGCTTCTCGAGCATGCGGTCGCGTAGAATCTTCGGATCGATCCCGTCGAGTGAATAGCCTACGCATTTCTGCCAGTCTTCCGGCCGGATGAGCTTCGTCACTCCGCCGGCGACCCACACGTTTAGATGCTTGGTGAGGAAGCCGTTGAGCTTCGAGCTCATGTTCTTCGCAGTTTGCGCCTTGTCGCGAAGATCCTCGATCTTGACGGAGACGAGCAGATTAGGATTCGCCTTCTGCCAGCATCTCTCGACAAACCATTTATCGATGTCCTCCGGATCCAGGCCGGCAAGAAAGCAAAAGAGCGAGTCGTCCTGGTAGATCCCTTCGAGGACGTTCTCACAGTAGCCGTGCTGCTTAAAGCAAGGCCCGTCTAGATTGTCGCCGGCCGTGGTGATGGTGAACTTTAGCGGCTGCCGGCGGGATCCCGTCGCCGTATCGATGACTTCGTAGACCTTGTCTGTCTTGTGAGCGTGGTACTCGTCGATGATCGCGCCGTGTACGTTCAGGCCGTCGAGCGTGTCCTCATCGGCGCCGAGCGGCTCGAATTTCGAGGCCGTATTCGGAATGGACATATTGTCCCGAAAATTCTGGATCCGCTTCGCGAGCGCCGGAGAGGCTTTCCTCATGCGCTCGGCTTCCTTGAATACGATCCTGGCCTGGTCCTTCTTCGTCGCGGCGACATAGACCTCGGCGCCTGGCTCGCCGTCCGCGAAAAAGAGATAGAGGCCGATCCCCGCGGCGAAAGTAGACTTGCCGTTTTTCCTGGCGACGAAGATGTAAGCATTCCGGAATCGGCGGAGGCCTCCGGCGCGCATCCATCCGAAGACGCAGTAGATGATGAATTGCTGCCACGGCTCGAGCCGGAACGACTGGCCGGCGAATTCGCCTTTCGAATGTTTCAAGAAGGAAAAAAAGTCTAGAGCGTGCTGCGCGAGCTTGGGATCGAAGTACAGGCCTCGAGTGTGTCCCGTCTCGAGATCCCGGAGATGACGCCGGCAAGCGAGCGCGACGTTTCTCGAGATGACGATCTTGCCGGCCGCGGCGTCCCGGCAATACTTTTCCGCGGGATGTTTGGGATCGATCCTAATTCGGCTTGACGGTGACATCGCCGACCGGCTTCCCCGCGAGATAGGCCTCGAACGGATCCGGCTCGGACGGCTTCTCGATTCGGAGCTTGGCGCGCGACGCCGGCGTCAAGCCGAATTCGATGAGGAAAGACTTCATTAACTTCTGTGCATCGTTCGAGATGCTATTAGCGGGATTGCGTTTGTACTTGTATCCGACGACCTCGCGATGCTCGACCGGCCCGCCCATGATCGCTTCCTCGACGATTATCCCGAGGCGCGCGAGCTCCGTCTCGGCCTGCATCCATCTCGAGAAATTGTGACAATACGCGGCAAGCGCCTTCCCGTCGGCTTCGGTAAGGACTTTCATCTCGCGCAAGATCGGGAGGATGTCGTTCCATTCTTTCTCGGCGAGCTCGGAGAGTCCCGCCGGCATGATCGGATCCGAGATCTTCGGCTTCGGCTCATCTTTCGGGAGTTTCCTCTTCCCCGGATTGCCGCGGAGTTTCTTGACTTCCGTCGGAAGAGGACGGCGACCTCTAGGCATTGCGCGATCCTTCTTCGCCTTGGAGCCGGAGATCGTTTGTCGCGAGCTCGAGAAGAGTCGCCGACGGAAGGATCCCGAGCTCGGCCGCGACGATTTTCCCCCAGTGTGGATCGCCGGAATATTTGATCGCGACCTCGGCGATCGTCAAGGCGATAGGATACGAGTGCGATGAACCGGAGAGCATGCGACGGACTTTTCGGTAGAGAGCATTCCATCCGTCCGAGTCCGTCGCATAGATGGTGATCTTCGCGCCGAATGGTCCGGCCGTCTGGATCGTCCCCAGGCCGACGTCGCCGTCGTCCGTCAGGTCGCCGGGATTGTGCGCGCGCCGCGGGACGTCGTTAGGATGATTCGGATCGAAGAAGCCCTCGGCCTTCGCGAAGGCTCGAGCGACTTTGATGACGAGCTCGTCGGAAACCATTTCGTCCCTCTCTTTAGGCCTGCCGCACAGAAAGATGAGCTTCGTATTGCATCGTCGTCGCCCCCGAGGTGACGTAAGCGATCGCGTAGGTTATGGTCGTTCCCGCTTTCGCGTTAACCGTGAGACGCCCCTGCAAAGCGGACGTCGTGGTGTTTCCTGCGTTCGTCGTCGCCGCCGCGCCGGCCTGAGTCCCTCCGAGCGCCACGACGGATTGAACGACGCTGTCCGTCGCATCGGTGTAAGAGATCGTCAACGCTCCAAGGGTTGACGACGTCGTCGCCGCGCGCGTAACTTTCAGCGCGAATGCGATATCGTACAGCCCGCCCTGCGTCGCCGGAACGGCGTAAAGTGTCGTCGCTCCGATCGCCGCCGCCTGCGTCACTAGATCGACGGCTGCGAGTGCCGAAACCGGCGAGAGGAGTTTGATCGCCACGTTTAGCCTATGACCACGACTCTATACTGAGCCGACGTCGGCGCTACTGCGAAAACCAATGTAATCGTGTTAACCGAGGTGTTTTGAATTTCGACCTGGACCTCGGCGAAGGTTCCCGTCGGCGTAAAAACCTGCGCGATGACGTCCTGCGTCCCCAGGTTATGAGTCACTACGATCGATGTCGTCGAGCCGTCGCCGAGGAGCGCGGCGAATTTCGATGGAGTCCCCAACGCCGTTCGCGCCGCCGCTGCTGTCGTGCTTCCTGTTCCGCCATTCCCTACCGGCAAGGCGCCGGAAACGAAACTCGCTCCGCCGGCCAGGTTCAGAGCCCCATAGTTTGCCTCGACGCCGGCGCCTTGAGAGAGCAATGACTGGCCCGACGTGGCGCTCGACTTGACGCGGATGTTTCCGCCCGAGACTTCCGTCGACTGCCCTGTCACGTTCGCGGAGAAAACCGTTCCCGTAAGCGTGAGCCCGGAGCCCGCCGAGTACGTGAGCCCGCCTAAAAATTGCACCCAAGAGACGGCCGTCGTCCCCGGAGTAATCGCGCCTTGTGTCGCGACGACCCACGCGGATCCGGCGTTGACTGTCCCGAGCTCGATGAATGCAAAGGCGCCGGAGACATAAGTCGCCGAGGTATTGCAATCGGCCGAGCGCGTCGGAGCTCCGGCCGCATTGACGGTATAGATACCGTTCTCCGCTCCCGCGGCTTGATTCTTGATGAGAATGCGATCGCCGGTCGCTAGCGCAATCCCGTCGATAACCGAGCCATTCGCGAAGGAGCTCGCGAGCGTTCCCGCGACAGTAGTCGCCGCGCGGACGCTGGCTTTGACGTCCAGGCCGAGCGCCACAGAATCGACATAGGCCTTCGTCGCCGCATCGGAGCCGGTTGTCGGCGTCGCCACGTTTACCAGTTTGTGGCTGTTGATGCTGAGATCCGCGGCCGGCGCCGCCAGTTGGTCGAGTGTGTTCGAGAGCTCCGCGAGGATGCGATTCGCCGTACCGTCCCACATCTTCGCGACGTTGGACGTGGTGTTATACCAGATCTGTCCGACTGCGGGAGAGACGGGATCCGCGGCGAGCAAATGGATAAGCGCGTTTCTGATCTCGTTCTTATTGAGATCGATCGGACCGAGGAATGGAATCGCCATGCAGTCTCCTCAATTCAGATATGCGCATCCCGCAAACGGAGCCGAAAAACTGATGGTTAGTCTATTGAGATCGTTGTACGCCACATCCCCAATTACCTGATGACCGCTCGAATCCACGACGGAGACAGATGGATACTTTCCGAGATTGTGCTGCACGTTCCATGTCGCGCTCGCGAGTGTCTGCGTGAAAGTAAAAAAAACATCGGCGCAACTTTGCTGGATCTGCGGGAGGTTTGCGATCGCGAGATCAATCAGTAGAAAATTTTCATCGAGGCCGCCAGGCCATCGATCGAAAGCGTCCGGATGATTCTGGAGAGAGCTGATATTCAGTCCGAGAAACGGCGTTTTCTCCTTCGGCATCTTTTTCCTCCCCGATGTTTACTTATACATTACTATTCCACCATCGAGAAACATTTTGAATAACGGCAAATTTCAATTTCGCGGGTGTGTGTCGCGGC